CCAGCGCCTGCAAACTTGTCCAGATCATCGCTGGCCGTCCGCACGGGTCGGCTGTCAACCTGTAGTCCGACCGATGCCATGTCATCCATGCGGCTTACTCCCGGAACGGCTGTGGCGTGTTTTTGCCATTCGACTCAAACAATTCACTTGCATAAACCCCGCTCATTTTTTGCAGCCATTGCGCTTCGTCGCCATCAAACTTCAGCCCCACATTTGCGGCCCACGCCTGAATTTCTAAATGGGACAGGGCCACCGGCCCCATCCCGCCTTGCATTGTTGGCCCGACATCCATCAGCCATTCCGCAAGATAAGCACGAAATGGCAGTTCAGGAAAGTCAGGTTCTTCATTTGCTTGCTCCAAAAAACTCCAACGCGTCTGCTTTATGTCCTTTGGCTGTGCACATAACCAAGCGTGCTGTCGTGCCCAGAGACAAAGCGCCTCTAGGCTTGTGCGAAAAAATTGGCCCGGTCATTCAAGAACTCAGTCACTTCGTCCAATATTGACGGATATTTGCGATAGATCGCAAACGCCGCTTCTTCCGAAAACTCCACAGGCTTCCCGTCAAGGCTCAGGTTTTCCCAGCCGATGGTCGCATCAACGGCGGTCTGAATAATTCCCTCTTGCCCTTCATCGATCAGCGCACCAATTTGCGCCTCGGTCATTTTGGCGAAGTCCATCTTGCCGCCGCGCCGCTTCAGGATGCTGGTTGCGCGCTTGCGGGCTTTGGCCTTTGCCGCAGGGGCGTCAGGGCCGAGCAGGTTGAGGCGCATGGGCTTGGACGCGTCGGGCGTGCCGTCCTTGCCTGTAACGTATGCCGGCGCGTCTGTGCGGAGGTTTGTGAGGTGCAGCCAAGCGCCATTTTCTGATGCTGATACTGAGTCGAAACAATCCATGGTTTATATCCTTTGGTTTAGGTTAAATTCGGGGGGTGCGGTAAACCACGCCTCACCCCCCTAGCCTGCGGGAGTTGCAGGATTACGACGCGGCGACTTCCACATCGGCGCGCGTGAACTCGATATTGCAGCTTGCCATGTTGACCGACCCGACCGACTGGCCGCGCGGGAATGACATGACCTTGCCCATGATGTAACGGATCGTGCCGTCGCTGCGGGTTTCGCGAAAGCTGATTTCGTCCTTAGACGCCAGCGCGGCAAGCAAGATGATCTGGCCAGCATTGGCAGAGTCGTAGCCAAGCGGAACCGTGATCGAGCCATAATTCAGTTCGCCGTGGAATTTGTTCACGATGCCGGTTTTCAGCGGGGTAAACGTGACCGCAGAATATGCCGCGCCAAACTCGGGAATTTCGGACGCCTCTCCCACCTCGGTCCACGACAGCGCGACGTATCCGGCTGCGTCGAATGTTGCGGGGGTAGCTGCCGAGACGGACAGAAACCCGCCGATGCCTTCAGTAAGTGCCATGATATTTTCCTTTCATGGGCGTGGATAGGCGGGATGCCTATTTCAGGACCGGGACAAGACCCGATGTAAATTCAACCAGAACTTCGCCGTCCGCCTCAGTGGCATCAACCACCGTGCCGGAATAAGTGACGCCGTTGGACATTGCGAATTGCAACACGTCGCCAGCCTTTGGCGTTCTGCCGCTGTAGATCATGGCAGGCGTTGTGCCGGTTGGCGTAGGCATTGTAACGATGCGCGCGCCAAGGATTGGTTTGGTTTTCATATTTAGACGCTCCTTTGAAAGATTGCGCTGCAACGGATCGACACGTTCTTGCGAAAGTATGTGCCGTCCATCGCGCCGGGTTGTGGGTCGCCCATGTCTGTCACCTGAATTTGACCGTCTCCGGCGGATAGTATCAGGTCAATGGGGAATTGGTCAATAATGCGCTGCGCCTGGTCGTCGGCCTCATCCTCGAACGTGCCCTCGTCCACAAAGACCGCCACAAACAGCCGAACGACCATCCGGCTTGACTTGGACAGGCCGAAACGCTCCGGCGGGGTGGTGGTAAAATATGCCAGCCAATACGGCGGCTCAGGCGTGATGTATTGCAGCGACGGCGTGTCATAAACTCCGGGCGCGTTCTCGCCCCATACAATCGGCGGCGCGGATGGCGTGGCGGCAAGGCGCGTGCGTAGCGCGGTTTTGATGTCTTTGTGGTTCATCCGACCCGTGCCTTTGCTTTTGCAATAGATGCCCGCACAATCGCGGGCCATTGATCAACGGCGCCCTCGACAAAGTGCGCGCCGGGACGGCCTCGGTTACCGTTATTGACCGCCGCCGCGTATTCTGCCGTCCAAGTGAATGTCGCCAAATCGCCACCTTTCATTCCGGCTGCGGCCATAATATAGGATTCCGCGCCCTGCCCAGATGCCCCACCCGCTACGGACGATATAAGGCTGTTGCGCAAGTTTCCGGTGTCAACCGGCATCCGCCCGCCCTTGGCCTTTGTAACCTGCGCCACGGCCACCACGGATTGCGTCGCGTCCTTCAGCACGGCGTCAATTCGCTTTTCGGTCTTTTTTGTCCACTGGTCCAAAGTTGCAAAAGTATATTTTGCCATTATTCCAGCCTCGCAAAGAAGTCGATGCGGATATCAGAATAACACCTGCAATTCACGGTCTCACCGGCCGGTGCGCCAAGCGACGTGTCGCCGGGATACATCATCTGGTATCCACCCACAATGAACGGCACGCCCTGCGGAACAGGGTCTTGCTTGTCCGCGTCAAGGTGAGACTGTCGCGTCTTGCCATCCTCACCCGTGCTGTCCCAAGCCCTAACCACGTCTCCCGCCTGAACATCGTTGTTCGGGTTTTCGATCAACTGGTCCAGCGCCTCTTGCCGCCCTGCGTTCAACGCCTTGAGCGTTTCGGTGCGGGCGATTGTTTCGCCGCGCAACGCAAGCAGCCGATCCGAATACCGCGCCGCCATCCGGTCAATGTCCGCCTGTGCCACCGGCTTGCCGTCCGCCATAGCCCGGCGCACGATCCCGTCAAAGCGTTTGTCGCGCCGCGTGCGCGTAAAATAGTTTGCCATGCTGTCGGGGTCGGTCAGTTCACCACGCATATTCTGCACATAGCCCGCCTGCCTGCTGTGCAGCCCCACCAGACCGCCTTGCCGCTTGCCGTTAACGACGCGACCGCCGATGTCCAGCGCGGTGCGCAGCGGCCCTGCGCCTGCCTCCAGCCCGGCCCTGATCGTCTGGGCTATCATCACGCGCGTGTCGTCCAGCACCTCAGTCACTAGCCGCGATCCAAGATCCAGCGCGATCCGCTCGGCACGCTCATTCCGGCCCCCGAACGACTGCACAACCCGGTTGGCAATCGGGGCGCGGCGTGTTGCGTGTTGAAACGCGCCCATCTGATAATTGCCACCAGCGTTCATGGCTGCCGTGATTGCCGTATCGGTGCGGAACAAATCGGCCGCATCGAACCGCAGCGCGCGGAACGCCGCGTCCACATCACCGCGCGCAATGGCGGCTTCAAGCGCCTTCATATCCGCTTGGCTCTGCACCTGGCGCATAGCCGCGACAAACTCCGACCGGACGCCCGGCCAAGTGTCGTCCAGCAGCTTCAGGAACGCTTTGCGAGTGTCGCGGGTTGTCATTAGTATTTCACCGATTCTATGCAGAGTATCAGCGCATCGTCTGGGCTGAACCCTTGCGCGATACTGGCATTGTAGTGTAGTCGCCGGACAGCGGCAAGCAACACCGCTTTACGCGCTTCGCCGGGTAGTGCACTTTCCGCAGCGGCAAACAACGCTTCGGTGCTGGCTACGTCCATCATGCGCTTGGCTGTGTCGGTCATACATCCACCTCATCCATCAAGGTTTGGTGGGCCAGACGACAGAGTAAGGGAAACCTGCTTGCTCCGTTATATCACGAAGTGCCTGCCGATACGATGCCCAAGCTGGCGACATGGTGGTGTCGCTTAGGGCCATCCAGTCAGTGTCTTGCAGTAGGCGATCACGCTTGTTACGGACTGCCTGCTCTGCCTGATCCTGCGGCTTGTTGACGACCGTGTAGCCAATGAACCAGCGACCTGTCTCGTATGTCTCACCAGTTTCCTCGTCAACCGCTGTCTCGTTGTTGTGAGGCTCTGCGTCCCGCACGACTGTCTGCACCAGTGGGTCATGCTCAGGCTGCTGCGAAGGCATCACATGGAAGATACCGTAGCTGGCAAGGATTGCATCACCGATCTTCTTGGGAAAGCTGGTCTGCGGGTTATCACGGCGAAGGTCCCCGAGCGTGTAAGGAAATTGCTCTACCTGTCCGTTTGATGTTTTTAAGAGTAGCATTTAGGTTCTCCTTATGCCGTTGAGTATTGGTATATTGTGTCGGGTGTAGCTGTATCCACAACGAACATTTTAGAGCCATCTGACCCAAAACAAAAGTCTGCGGGGATTGAGGCTTGAGACGCTACACTAAAGGAAATGGAATCGTATGAAGCCGTTGAAACGTCCCAAGCTGTTGACAAGGAGTATTGATATACAGCATCTGCGGTTATAGATATTTTATACAGTTTGTCACCGTCAGGATTAAAGAAAATACCGTATGTGTCAGCGGCTTCTGTTGAAGTGAAGGATTTGCTGTCGTATGAGGCTGTGGAAATATCCCATGCAGTGGATAAACTGTATTGGTATGTCGTTTCAGTGCTGTAGTTTTCATAATAGAAATTAGCGCCGTCTGTGCTGATGAAAATGCCAGTCCCGACATTAGATTCTGTAGGTGAAAAGGACTTGCTGTCATACGATGCGGTGGTAACATCCCACGCTGTAGACAAGCTGTATTGATAAATGTCTTCAAAAACATTATCGGCAACATACATTTTACTTCCGTCAGTCTTAAAAAAGACACCACCTGTATTCGTAGTTTGAGACGTTGTTGAAAATGCACCGTGATAAGACGCCGAGGTGAGGTCGTTTGCTAAAGATAGGTTCCATTGGTGGATGCTATCGTTAGTGTTTGACGTAACATATATCTTTAAGCCGCTATCTCCTACCTGAACACCATCAGAAGCGGTTCCAGAAACTGCGCTAATGTTTAGCGACACGCTATCATAACTTGCATTAGCTAAGTCTGGGTCGGTCCAACCATCGCCACCACCAGCAGATACACCAGCCGCACCCATTTGCATACGCCTAGCAATACTCATGCCATTGCCGCCGCAGCTAAGAATCCGTAGTAAGTTGTGCCACCGTCTTGCGTGTAAAACGTATAGACATTCGTAGCGCCGCTTGCAGGTGCATCAGGTGCGGTACCACCAGCCCAATCGACAGACGCAGGCCATGTCACAGTGTACGTCCCAGAGGGCGTAACCTTGAGCGTGAACCCGTAGGCTGTCCCCGTTGTAGGCGGGTTGCTGAACACATATGTAGCAGCACTTGACGGCGCATGTGAGAACACGTTGCCAGACGTTAGATCAAGAGTCGTTCCCGTGATCGTTCCTACGCCTTCAGCAAGCGGAGAACCTTCGACAAAGCCTTTTGTGTAGTCGATGGTTACTGACATTTATACAGCCTCCGAACCGTTCATATCGTCCTGAGCCATGACCCAAGCATAGCACTTGTCGAGAAACTGCGTGCCTTCACAAACCTCAACATCAGCCAAGTCAGCGTGATAACGGCGGAAGTCAACTTCACGCGTATCGTCGTCAGGTGTGTCAGTGGCATAGCCCGCAACGTCAATCATCACGCTGAACTTTGGCCCGTCACTTGCACGCTGGCGACTGATTGCTGCTGTAGCAATGCGGAAGTATGCACC